GCCCCTTTAACGCCAAACAGGGTACACCATTTTACTATCAAATTCAACAACCATTTTACAATTTATCTAGCAAATTGATTACAAGAAAAAATGACAGACCTGCTATAGAACAAGTCTGTCATATTACTAGCATTCCTATTACATGAAAGTAGGTACACTTATAGTAAACTGTGGCATTTGAATCCCTTGAATTTTAAAGCTTGAATAGTCTGTACCATCAGCGTATCTTATGTAAAGTGTAATCACTTGATTAATTACTCTAATTGTACCAGGAAATGTTTTATAAGTTCCACCATTTTGCAGTATTACAGGTATTGTAAATTCACTGTGGTAACCACCAGTAAAATATACACCGCTTATTTTTGCTATTTTAATTTCACTATCATTCATTTTATATGAAAAACCTGCGTGTGAAACATTTATTAAAGCTGATAATGTTACAATATTATCATGCTGGCTCGTGATTACAGTACAACCATTGTCTACAAATCCGTTAAGCATAGAAACCCCCGCATCGGTTTCACTGTGTACAGTACTAGCATATCCACAAAGTAAAGCATTGCTTATACCTTTAGCTAGTGATTCCTGCCCCCATGTATTAGGGTGGATACCATCACTGGCGACCATAGCATCTGAATGGATAGCGTTTTCAACACCACTTAGGTATGTAATCCCATTGTATCCACACCCACTAGTATATCCACTACAAGCTTTAAACAATTTACTCCTAATTGTAAAGTCAGTATTAAAACCACAGAAACCAATAAATACACTAGCTTCTGGATATAACTCTAATGCTTTAGTTTTAAAATCATCTATTGCAAGAATTAACTCGTTTTCTGAATAGTTAACATCGTTGTACCCACCGCATACCACTATGTTTTTAACCGTGGTTTTGTCTGAAAAATGACCGACGCTTTCACGCAACAGAGCGTTAAAAGTTGTACCATTTTTGAACCCTGACCCACCTCTGGTAACTGCATAACATGAGTCTCCTAGATTTAGATAATTTTTAACAAGTGTACACCAACTTGTTACGTTGCCATCTGGCGTATATCCATCTCCATAGCTGTCCGCAATCAAGATTGTATTTCCACTAAAATTAAAAGTTTTTCGAGAGTTATTGGCAACATTTATTTTATTACTAAGTGATGTATAATTGTTTGATACTGTGTTTTTTAAATTTTCAATGCTGTTGTTGGTTTCTGCTTTATTATCAGTAACAGTTTTACTCAAAGAATTAAGCTCTTTTTCAAGTTCAGCAAATTTCTCTTTTGTAGCATTTTCAATCATAGTACCAATAGTACCATTATTGATTTGTTCATTAACATACTCAATAATTAATTGAAGAGCAGTTCCTTTAATGTCATTCCATTCATTGTTTAACTTATTAGCTAAATCAATTGTCTCGTTCAGTTTCTGCACAACTTTGCATAAAAGCTCATAATAACTTAAACTGTCATCATAAACCAACGGTAATACTTTCTGACACCAAAATCTAAGATTACTAATATTACTTTTAAATGTCATAATATTCTCCTTTCATTACCATAATCCAAAGAATAAATCACTGAACTCTTCAATAACCATCATATCAATGTTAAGAAAAGTTTCCCTAAATTTATTCAGCAGACTGCTAAAACTTTCTGTTCCTTGTTTTCCAGTAAGTGTTTCGAGATAATCTTCTGTCGTATCTACATTACTTGTTGTTCCCTCTTTGTCACTATAACTACTGTTATTTCTCTCTGTATTATTTACTACATCGTTCTCAAAGGCATTTACACTATCTGTTATTTTTCTTGCGTTTGTTAAGTACGTTTCATTCTCAACACCAGTCAATGCACCTTGAGGCGTATCACTGTATAAATCTTTTTTATTCCCGTTACTGTTTGTTGTTCTGTTATTAGTACTATTATTTACAACGCTACCATCTCTATTACCAGTTGCATCCCTGCTACCACTAGCTGTCTCATTTTCTGTCCTCTTATGCTCCCTAGTAACATTCACATCGTGCATCGGATTGAACTCAATCTTAGCGCTTTCATACAACTGATTGTAATACGGCATTATCTCTTCAAGTTTTGTATTCATCCAAAGCGTCCAGATACCAACCGTTTCACAACAAATTTCACGCAAATAATAATGCTTCAAAATCTTCTGGCAAAGCACACTCCTGTAAGCTTCATCAAAGAATGGTGCTTTACTCGTAAAAATTTTATCCCATGATTTAGCAATAATGTTATCGACATCATTACTTCCACCAGACACTTCAAGTCCGCTCTTGCTTTCACATATGAACCTAACTTCTGTCGTGTATTTACTCATTTCCTGCACCACCTATCGTATCTGCACCTGTTTCATCTGGTATAGTGTCATTGTCAACCTGTTGAAAATCTTCACGATAATTCACTTCAATATTAGTGCCAAACATAGCGTTAATCTTTTTAACAGCTTGTCGTCTACTCTCCAATCTGCTATACCTGCTGGCAATAGTACCACCCTGATTTCTTGTCACTTCATCAGTAATCAATCTTTCCTTTTTCTGGATATTGATATTACTGATACCAAGATACGTCAACGCTTCATTCCATATCTGAGTCTTTAACTGGTATAACTTATCAGCAACATATGGGGCGCCAGTCTGTAAAACCTTTAACGCATTTAAGTCCAAGTTTTTATCTCCAAAAATGAACGGTGCGTTACCCTCATACTTCGCATATAAATTAACTAACGTCATCCTTTGTTTATCTGTACCTTGCACTAGCACAGGCGTCTTTTGAGCATTAGCATTAACATCAATAATCCTGTCAAGATTGTACAGCCTTTTAGCGAACATTTTAACATCAAGTATACTATTAGTATGCAAATAATTGTTCCAGATAATTACGCTGTTACTCTCTTTCAATAACTTCTGATAGTTGTTATATCCAGAGTACGCTCTTCGTAAAATCGGATAACCATACACATCTAGTCTACCGTTTGTAATACAGTCCAGACACAAGTTACCAAGTACATCATCGTCAAAGTACACCATGCAACCAGTTTCAAATAAATGTAACTCAAGATACCGAGGGTCAACACTAGGTGGTAAATTCTTCCACTCAAACATAGAAATAGCTAACTCTGTCAACCTATTAAGGTACTGCATATATGTTAGATTGTTTAGTACAGCACTTTCATCAAACATATCTGTAACACCACGTTTTCTACTCATTACTAATCCACACCACCTTTACACCGTATTATCAAGATTATACTGTCCAACTTCTGAACCGTTTTTCCAAAATGTAACACCCTTATCATAGATACCGCAAATTTTCCGCATATCATCAGCAGGCACACTACCTGTAATAGTAGCACCAACAGTCTTTACATAGTTCCAGTGCGGTCTGCTATTTCTGTTTGGTATCTTTAACCTATGAACAGCATAACCAAACATAGTGAAATACTCGTCAATCATTACCGCATACTCTTGAGTTACGCTACATCTACCACCATAAAACTGTTGCTTTCCATTGGCTACATTACCGCCACCATTATTAAGATTACCCTTACTAATGTCAGCGGAAATTGAAGCTTGATAGAATTGAGACATAAGACCACTCACTGTACCTATAGCACCTGCACCTACAGTAGCCGCAGGGTTTGTACTATATGCACCTGCAATAGCCATCTGCCCTACACTAGCAATAGTATTCAAAGCAATAGGTACGCTATTTTGAGCAACCCATGCTTGATAAGCATCTACATTCCATGAACACATTGGAAAGCTGTTAAGCTGTAAACTCTCTGTATTCAATGTGGTGTACCCACCTAAATCGCTATACCCTGGTACACCTTTATAACTACAAGGTCTAAGGATAGCAATAACAGGCTGTGTCACTGTACCGCTTATTTCAACAACTGGTATAAACCGTTCAAAGAACTCATATCGTAAAGTTAATTCACTACCACTAGCATTATCGACATGATAAAAATTATACGGGTATGTGTACAATTTTTTATTCTTCGGTTTATATCCATCAAGTGTATCTTGTGTTGTAACACTAGGTAAAACAATAGTGGTCTTAGTTGCACTCTGTCCATATTTAAGTCTATGGTTTGATGGGATACTACCAATAAGCATTTTAGGGAACATATACATACCAATGATAGCATCTGGTTTCTGTACATATTCATTAACCTTACTGTTGATACTTTGTACATCTGTACTGTCATAAACAAATAACTGCGCTGAACCATAAATACCATCATATAACGTTCCGTCTGTAGCATCGTTAGTATCAACTACAGCAATACAAACGCACATATCTATCATGTTTGTAATTGGCTGATAGTTGTTAAATACGTACTCCCCTGTTGCTACAGTTTCCGGTTCAATATGCTCGCCAATGATGTCAGTAACACTGTGTTCACGCTCAACAAAACAGTAGTCCGGTTCATGTTCAAAGAACCATGTCTGCATAACATCAAGTTCAAAGTAAATCTCTGCACACTCGTTGTTCACATATTCAACTGCTGTTATAAACGCATAAAACCACTTATTACCATAAGCTGTGTTCTGGAACATCATGTAATTACAGTCATACAGATTGTCAGCTTTAATCCCAACCCTAGCTACGCCACGTTTTACTCTCTGGTAGGTGTAATTAGTCAGATTATATTTCTGTAACCCAACAAAGTAATTATACTGTGCGTTTGCACTATTAAAGTATATTGTGTGGTCGTATGTTGTGTCCAGTGGTACACCAGACAATACTTTTATATTAGTTTTTGGCTCGATATACATTTTATACCTCTACACTTAATAAAAGAGTTATTGATTTAATATTGGCAATATTTACCTCTTTAAACAAGCTATTATTACCAGCTGAAAAAAAGGTATTTACTGGCACATTAAAGTTTGACGTTGAATCAGTAGTACATTTTAATACTTTTGAATCTATAATGTTTTTATGTTTTGTTCCGGACAATATACGTAGCGTATTCGAACCTGTTTCTACATATATATTTAAATTAGCCTCGTTTTCTACTATAGATGCAGAACCGCTTTCGGATATTGAAATAACAACAATTCCAGTTTTAGCATTTTGCAAATACGGTAATTTTGACATAACATAATCAATCACAGCCTTAGACATTGGCGGTGTGGAAGTATTAGTATTGTTATTTAAAATAGATACAGGAAGCTCATATGATATCTCGCCCTTATTAAATCGCAACACATAAGAACTTGAAATAAGACTTTTAGTATCCGCTAAGTTTTTTGCTTTTACCACATAATTTACACCATCACTGCCAACCAGCCCGTTACCAATTTCTTCTGGTGTCGGAAAATCACTTGTCACAGCACCGTTTTTTCCCTCTCTAATATTCTCCCCAACTGTCTCATACACGTTTCCCTCTTTATCAATATAGTCACTAGGAATAGACTCTCTCATTTTACCCTCTTTTCTACCACCAGTGCTTTAATGAAACACTGGTGGTTTTTAATAAATTGTTTTACTACTTTTTGAAAGTTAAAGTTGAACCAACTGTTGCTTCTGTAGTGAGTGCTGTTGTAGCCTTATAATGGTTACCACAGTAGTCCATTTCAAGAGTAGTTGTAGTAGCAGAAACAGGGAAGATGACTGCACCATATTTCTGAACAGCGATTCCTTTTTTAACGCAGTCGTCAGTCTGGTTAAACTCATAGAAGCCATTAGCGATTGAAGCTGTATCATCCTGCACACCTAAAGTAAATACTGTACCTACGTCTGAAATGTCTTTTGCTGTAATCTCAACCGTTACTGTAGCAGGAGCGGATACGTCAGCGTCTTCTGTAACGAAATCAACAGCGTTCGCAAATGGAGAAATGGAAATTGTTTTCCATACATGGTAGAAGTAGTTCCAGTACAAACCAGAAGCAACATACTTCTCTGTAAATTTGTTGTTATTGTCGTAAACCTGGAACCAGTTTTCGTCCAAAATAACTGCCTTTACATTAGCCAACAGTGCTAACTCGTCAGCTGTCACTTCTTCGATACCGTCAGAGTTTGCTCTGATAATGTCAAAACGCTCATTATCAAAATCTGTCCAGTTATCAATGAGGAACAGTCTACCCATGAAATCAGCTTTCTCCATATTGAACGCACCTGCAAGCACATTAACATCAAACTGTGCATTGAACATAGCATCCATGAAGATAACCTGTCTTTCTTTCGGTGTATTTGTTTTCACACCTGCTTCGTTGTACTCGGTCCCCATAAACGGTAACAGGTTAGATGTACCTCTAAACTGCACAGCTGCTTCACTAAGGTCTGTACCTGTACCAATAGAAATAGGGTGCATTTTTCCGTGACTGATTGCCTTAATAAGCAGGTACTTAAACAGAAGAAATTCATCGTACTCTGCTGCTGTATAAACAGCGTCTACAATTTTAGCGATAAGGCTCTGAACGCCATCAATGCTAAGAAATGCCTGCCGTAAGTCCTCGTCCTGAATAGTAACAGGGTACATTACTCTCCAGTTCATAGTGTGGAAAGCTGAACGCACATCTGGAATTGTTCTCTGGAACTCACGTTTAGAGGCTTTTTCAGCACTAAAGTCAACAGCTTTTGCGATAGATACGAAAATATCTTCTACAGTTTCTCCGTACTCAATATAACCTTTCTTAAGGATAGAGTAAGGGTTGTTAAAGTTTGCACTCTGTACACGCACGATTGCAATTCTGTTTACCAGAGCATTGATAAACTGGTTTGCAAAAGCAGGTGTACCATAAATAACTTCTCCCACTTTGGGAATGTCATTGGCAGTCGCAACTACTGGGACATTTTGCTGATAATCATAAGAAGCGTTCTGTCGTATTACGTTGAGAATGTCAATGGTTGACGCATTAAGCGTACTGTTTGCGATTCTTCTTGGCATGATTAATCTTCCTTTCTTAAATTAATTTATTGCTAATCTGTTGTGAACAGGTCTGCAAACGTCTTAGGTTTTGGCGAATCATCTGGCTGGTCATCTGGTGGGTCATCCTCTGGGTCAGAACTGTAAAACCGTTCTGTATATCTTTTACGCCACTCTGCGTCATTTTCTTCGTACTTAGATTTCCAGTCTGTTCCATCGCCCTGTGCTTTTGTTTCTAAGTCTGATAGTGTGTCAGTAATATCTTCAATGAATGCGATTGTATCATCGTCATTCTGTTCCCCTACTCTGGTTTGAAGTGCTGTAAGGATTTCTTCCTTAGTTTTTACTGCCATAGTGTTCTCCTTTCTATGAGATTTTTGTCCACTTTGTTGTGTCAAATAAGAGGCTTAATCTTAATGAAAGAGGGTGGTTAGGCGAAAGCATAATCACACCATCTTCTGTTACCATAACAGTGAATCCCTCTTCGTGTTTATAAGTTCCTGCTTTAAATGGCATTGGTTTTTCTCCTTTCTTACTAGTAGTTGTATTTTATCCACATCCATATTGGCATTTTCTTTTTACGTGTAGTCGGTGTACCGCCACCACCGCCACCTGCGGAATAGAAACGATACATAAGTACCGCATTGTGTAACGCTTGTTCTTCTGATAGGTAGTACATTGGCTCTGTCTCCCATGATGTAATGGTAGTATCATTAGCGTGAATTAAAATATACTCAAAGGCTTTCTTTGCAAATTCAATTCTTTCGCTAAGAAATGGTTTTCCCGGTCTTTCCCAACAGGTACAAAATGCTTCGGTTAATGAAGCAATGTCAGTTGAACCAGATGTTAAAAATTCAGTTAATGATGATATTCCATCAAACGTACCCTGCCAATCGTCCTCTACAACTAAATATTGCATCTGTCCGTTTGGGTTCGTATTTTCATAACCATTTTCCGACAGCCATGTTAATAGTGCATCACGCCTTGACCCATCCCATTGGAATATGCCGAAAGCACCACCACCTTGCTGTGAAAGTGTAGGGTTTATGTGACTTTCTCTCCATGCGTTACCTGCTAAAGCCGATACCACATAAGCACTTGCTCCGTATCCTGTTGCACCACCGCTACCATATCTAAACAACCTAGGAAAGGAGCGCTCATAATCTGGATTACCACCACTTGAGCCTATGCTAACTTGGTTAGCAAGTGGTGCATTGGATGTATGTGCACCCATGAATACGCCTTTACCTTTTCCACCTCTGTAGCACATTTCTGTATGTCCTGTTGATACTCCTATATCTCCTGCAAGATACGTACCTGTTGCATCAACTTCTGTAAAACCTAACCGTAAAAGTTCTGCTACTTCTGAATTAGTTGTAAAGGCGTTATTTTTGGGTGCATATGATGGTGTCTCAAACCCACCTGCTAGTAACGCATAGTTGATAAATGAAGAACAATCGTAGTAAGTTATATTACCGACTGTTTGTGCGTTACGGTAAGTCTGTGAGTAGCCAACATTATGTGCATTACACGTATTAATAGCCCACGAATATGCCTTATTTATATCTGGCATACGATGTACTTATCTCAACATCTGGTTTACAAGTTTCTGGATAGCAGAATAATCATAACCTGCGGTGGTAAGTTTCTGCTTTCTGGTATTACCATTTCCCCATTTACCTGCAATTACTTCTCTTGCAATTTCTCCGTTAGATTTTAACTCTTTTCCAGACAAAATATTGTTTACTTTTGACTGAACAGCGTTGTAATCATACCCTGCGGAAGTAAGTTTCTGCTTTCTTGTATCCCCGTTTCCCCACTTACCTGCAATTACTTCTCTAGCAACTGTGTCAAGTGATACGTCTGGTGTAACTTCTGTGTTCTGTCCTTTATATCTAAGGTGTACATCCCAACCACCAGAATATTCGTAATAATCTCTGATTAAGATTTCCTTACCAGTCTGGTCGCCTGTTTTACCACCTGTTGTAGTTCCTTTTTCGTTAATGGAAGCGCATGCAACCTTTGTGTTGCTGATACTCATAACAACATGATGGTTTGTTTTAAGGTGTACATCCCCCGGTAACCACGGTGCTTTACAATCAACAAAACCTGCTTTACGTAACTGTGGCTCTAAGTTACCTGTCCAAGAGTAAGGAGACACATTGAAACCTGCTTCATGTAGTGCTGTTCCAACCAGAGAAGAGCAGTCATAATCTGGTCCATTTCTGTGTGTCTGGTCGTAACCGTGTGAGTTATCATTTGCTGTATCAATCATGAACTGTACAGCTTTCATAATGTTAGGCATAATTTAGTCCTCCTTTTTATTACTGGAAATGTGAAAAAGTTCCATAAGTTTTTCTGGTAGAATATCCGCATTAATTTTGCATATGTTTTCCAGGATAGACACCAGTTCAGTTGTGCAAACATATAGAACAATAATAGGAAGTATCGGTACACCAAAGTGAAAGCCTATTTTTGCTCCCTGCGTGTCAACTAACCATGCTACAAAATAACATAATATAAAACCAACCTTTTTGAAAAGACCATCACGCAACTTTGATGACTTAAGGTCTTTATTTTTGACGGCTGATATTATACCTGTAATTAGGTCTAAAGCATTGAAAACCAGTGCAATAAATACAGGATACAACTGCTCCATTCTTTTCACTCCTTTCCTTGTTCATTTATATTTATTATAACATATCGCTAGACAAATTGCAATAGTTATGTTATAATATAATAAAAAGGAAGTGATTATAACATGAACAAGTATTATGTCGGCACGAAACTATTGTCTATGCTTGACATAAACGGTAACAAACCAGAAATATATATGTGTACAACCAATCGTACTGGTGGTAAAACAACTTATTTTGGTAGGCTATGTATAAATAGGTTCTTAGATAATAAAGGAAAATTCGGTCTTATCTATAGATTTAATTATGAACTTGATGACATTGTTGATAAGTTCTATAAAGACTTAGGAAGTTTGTTCTTTAGAGACCATGAAATGACTAGCAAACGTAGAGCAAGTGGTATATACCACGAATTGTTTTTAGATGATAAAAGTTGTGGTTATGGCTTAAGTCTTAATAGCGCAGACCAGATAAAAAAATATAGTCATTTATTTTCAGATATTAACCGTATGATATTTGACGAATTTCAAAGTGAAACGAACCACTATTGCAATGATGAAGTTAAAAAGTTCATTAGTCTACACACATCTGTCGCCAGGGGTCAAGGAGAACAAGTAAGATATGTTCCAGTTTATATGCTTAGTAACCCAGTAACTATAATCAATCCATATTATGTTGAAATGGGAATAAGTGCTAGACTTAAAGACGATACTAAGTTTCTACGTGGAGATGGGTTTGTGCTCGAACAAGGTTTTATACCTAGTGCAAGTGAGGAACAGAAAAGTAGTGGATTTAATAGAGCTTTTGCAAAGAACAAATATGTTGCTTATAGTAGCGAGTGCGTTTACCTTAATGATAACAAGAGTTTTATTGATAAACCTACTGGTAGAAGCAGGTATATTTGTACTCTAAAATACAAGGGAACTGATTTTGGACTGAGAGAGTTTGCAGAGGACGGTTTTATCTATTGTGATGATAAACCAGATGTTACATTTAGAACTAAAATAACAGTAACAACATCAGACCATGAAGTTAATTATGTAATGTTAAAAAGAAATGACTTCTTTTTGTCAAACCTTAGATATTTATTTGAACGTGGTGCGTTCAGATTTAAGGATATGAGATGTAAAGAAGCTGTGCTTAGTGCATTGAGTTACTAGGTATCTTCTCATGTTACCTGCATTGAACGGGTAGGATAGCACACTTGAAATGATAGTGCCTACACCGCTTGTCGTTTTCGCTGAACGCTTTGTATGGTGCATGAGTTAAAGATATAATAGAACAGCAGGGATACGAACTTAGTTCGCCCCTGCTTTTCTTACTTATTCCATTTCAATGAATGTTACATATTCTCCGTTATCCCCGGCAATACATTTACCGTTTAGTAACGCTTCAATCATTTCTCTTGTCAAATAAAAGGTATCTGCTCCCCACATATAACCATATTCTTTTTTAGACTGTTCTGTATTATCAATTATCTTTACATTATCCATTAATTTTCTCCTGTTGAGCCAAAACCACCTCTATTGGTTTCAGATAAATGGTCTACTTCAACGAACGCAAGTGTTGGCTGATGTTTTAAGATTCTGAATTGACAGATTCTTGTGTTCTTAACCAGTAGTGTATCTCTAGTAGCGTATGCGGGAAAATACCATTCATCATTGTCTCCACAATATGTTTCATCAATTAGTCCTAAACTGTTTGCTTGAATTAACCCATATTTCTTAAATGTTGAACTTCTAGGTATCATTAATGCTTCATACCCTTTAGGTAAGACAATAGAAACACCGAGTGGGATTAATTTAAACTCTCCTGCTTCAAGTGCAACATCTTCGGCGATACGCAAATCAATCCAATCTCCTTTATCAATCTGTGTGATATGCTGTACACCTCTGTGATACTTTATTAAAAGTGTACAATCTTCTCTATCATTTTCCATCACTATACAATCTTCTCTATCATTTGCCATCACTATACAATCTCTACATCGGCTACCATCATATCCCATTATATCTCCTAAAACTGTTTTGTTCAGCTCACAGATACAGTCTCGCCCGTTTGTCACTAAATGTACACATTTCTTCATTCTCATTATTCTACCTCATTTCATATGGTGTGTCGATAAGTAGGATACCGCCACGTATTCTTTTTGGTCTTAATTTTCCTGGAACTTTTAGTCCTACTCTAAAGTCACTAAGATTTCTCTTTATTGGTTTACCAGTTTCCTTTTCAAATAAAAACTCTTTTTCATCTTCTGACCATTCCTTGAACACTTTTGTTGTTTTATCTGTGTACCCTCTAATGTCTGCCGTTCCGTAAAGTGATATTTGAAACAGGTCTTTGCATTTCTGTGGCATACCTGCACACTTGATGTTGTTATAAGGCTCGTCTATTGGTTTACAATTTTCAGCGACAACGTGTTCAATATAAGTTTTTTGCCTTGTGAAAATAGCTGTATCCCAACACGTTTCTAGTTTCCAACAGCAGAAGTCTTTATCATGTACCTTAATTCCAACAATCTCATTAGGTTCAAGGTCACAATGTATACTATCTGTATCGGCATATATAAACCCTCTTTTGTCTTTACCGTGATAGTTCTTCTGTGCGGCTCTGATTGTGAAGTTTCTGGCATAACTGGTAATAGCTGAACCAACTGGGATGTAACCAGGTTTCTTGTCTGCTTGTGCAACAGGTAGAAAGCCTATTGATTTATCCTCTTTAATGTATGCAAGTTTGAAACTACTGTCTGTACTACTTGCCATTTTACCATACAAATTGTTTAGGAACAGTTTTGCTAACTCTCGTAACGCACCTTTGCTTTCCATTTTTATCTTTTTGTATTTGTCAATGTACTCGTCAAAGATACCTATTTCACTATAAAACCAACAACCGTCTAATATCTCAAAGTCAACAAGCTCGTAGTGTTCTTTCATCAACTCGTAGTCAGTCATTGTCAAAACTAGCTCTACTCTAGTGTCATGAATGTTACCGTCTTTATCAGTATAATGTGTGTAATATTCACCGGTTCTTTTGTCATATACGTCAGACGTTTCAAGTGCTTCTGTACCTTTGTACAATAATGACGATTTTATTTGTATAAATGGAAGCTTATCTGGCTTAACATAGAACCTTGTCTTTACTCTAACAAAGTAATACTTGTTGTCCTCAAGTGCAATATCTGGTATTTTATTACCTTGCCAAAAATGCGGTACACCGATTGGGTATCTATTACCACTCTCACTAGACATCATACTAGGGTACAAGGAATTGACATCTGCTGTAGTACCGTTTAGGAAAATCTTGTTCTCTTTACCCTTAACAAGATAGCACCAACCGCCTCTATATGATTTACGAATGTACTCCCCTGCGTTTAGGTATCTGTGTACTTTCTTATCAATTGTGATAGCGTAAACATCTGGAAACATTTCGTTATAATCAAGCATGTTCTTTATTGAATGCTTACAAATTGACTTGTATTCTGCTAAACAACATGAACCTATTGTCAATTTATCGTGCCCTTGTTGGAACATTATTTCTAGTGCTTCTTTGACTACAAGAACATCGTTAGCTATGTACCTTTTTTCCTCGTCTGTTATAGTACAACCTGCATACCTAAAACCTGTGTATTCCATATCAAGTTTTTTGTGTTTCGTTCCAAAACTTTCTCCGATACGTTTTACACTAAATGGCAGAAGTTTAAGTGAATCCCTAATCTCTATAAAGTGATTATTTACCTTGATAATAATGCTGTACCACATACCTTTATCAGATATGCTATACTTGAATGATTTATTTTCCATGTGTTTTTCTGGTAACCATTCAATATCATTTTCTTTTTCACTTAACTGCTGATATGCCTGCTTATATCCCTTGTCTACTAGCAAATACGATAACCAAAATGCTCCATCAAATTTTAAGTTATGATAGTACGCTACTATGTTGCAATTTAGGCTTTTGAAATAGTAAAATTGTTCATCAATACTATGAAATATATTTACATCATCTGTGAACAATTCAACTGACGCACTCGCCCAAACTTCTGTATTTACCTGCCCTTTGTAAACGGTTGTTTCAAAGTCACACATAAAGTAACGAAATTTCTTAGTTTTCAATTATAAAGGATACTCCCAATCTTCATCCTGTTCTAGTGCGTCGCCTAAGCGTTTCATGTACTCAATTTTATCAAGAGTTTCTTCCTTATACAATATTCCTTGGTCTGGTAAATAGTCAAGCATATAACCAATATAAAGTACAGCGTTATCGTGCCTATAAACAACTTCCCATGTTAATAAGTGTCCATTTTCTGCCCCATCTTGTAGCATAACAGCTGTGTTATGTTTACCCTCTGTTCGGATTGTATTCCCCATCCATGAACGTAGTAAGTTATAGGCTTCTCCATTAGAAAATTCTCCTAGCGTTCCATACCATTGTGAAATAACAATATTATCAAAAAATGATTCGTCCTGTGATATATTCTCTGGTGGAATAAAACCAGGTGTGTTTGTTGGTTCTTGTGTTGGCTTTGGTGTTGCTAACTGTTTTAGTTCTTTTGGTGTTAACTGTTTTAGTTTTCTAGTTAATCCTGCTAACTCCGAACCCTTGACGCCAGATTTCCGTAGTTCAAGTTCAGTTGGAAAGTATAAGTCTACCTCTAACCCTTGCTTTCTAAGTTTACGGATATATGCAATAACTCTATTCCTCTGTTTTGTGTATTGAGTTTTACGCCTTTTTGCCATGAAGCTCACTCCTTTAAATTAAAAAAAGGTAAACGTTATAGTTATGTACTAAGAGCGTCTACCTTTTTTAATAACTGCTACACTCTGAACTTATGCGAGATTTTCAACGTCCAGAATACAATTAATATAATCTCGATTTGCTTTTGTTTTACCAGAAGTTTTGATAATCGTGAACGGCTTACCGTTCATGATATTAGAAATGTCTCTGACACTTCTCTTGAATGTCGCCGACTGACAACTGTAAACATGTTTTTCTGGTGTAATGATTGACATTACTTCAACTGTTTCTCCGGTATCCTCTTTAATGTCCTCAAACATCAGAATACCGTCAACTGTAATGCGTTCCCCGTCCTCAACGTCTTTCATGGAAATGATTGACGGTGCGATAGTCATAAGATACTGCTCTACTTCGTTAAATTCTCTTGACATTTCTTTAATATTAATCATGTTGTTTTGTTCTCCTTTTTGTGTTTGCTTTTTTTATTCCTGTTCTAGTCTTTCCATTTTAATGAGTTTTACTGACTTACACTTATCCAATGCGAACGCTAATTGCAGAATAAATTTAATTGGTTCTTTTGCGTAAAAAATCTGTCGTTTTGGTGGTAAGTCCTCATCCCATTGCACGTCAAACGTGAGTTCCCACTTTTCCATTTTATTCGTGGACTGCTTCTGCAACAACATGTTCACTGTTTCTAGGTGGAAGCAGTTTTGCGTGTTCGATGAAATCCTGCTCTGTCATACCGTAGAGCGTTTCGATTTCCTCTTTGTCTACGATATGAACCGCTTTTAATGTCTCTGTCTCAATCAATGGTCGTACCTTCTTCATCAGTGCTTCGTCATCCTTGTAGGTACGTGGGACTGTGATAACCTTGTTACAAGGTTCCCCAACCTGCACGTCCAAGCACATCACGTTTACTTTTGTTGTTACGATAGTTCTAGTTACCATAGGTACTCTTGCCATAATTATTCTCCTTTCTGGCTTTGAATTGTTTATAGTTTAGGTACATTATTGTACCAGTGCCAGGTGTAGGAATTGAACCTACTTTGCTATCTCCCTTTAGAACCTGGCAAGGAGTGAGGGTGTACCCAACTTCCAGATACACCACTCTGGCTACATAACTGTGTTTTACCTTTGTTACTCTTTTATTGTAGCATATTGTACTTGAAAAGTCAACACTTATTTGTAAATTTATTTAACGAAAATATTGATTTATGATATATTTTCTGTATTCTTTTACAATGACATCTGCTACAATTTTGCTTGATACACCTATTGATAATTTGGCTGACAAGTTGTTAAGCGTGTAGCGCCAAGCTTTGTGTGCGTTATCAAAAATATCTACAACAAGAATGCCGTTAGCGACGTGTACTGAAATAGTACCTTTGATACGCTGTCTTAATGCTTTTTTGAGTGCGTTTGTAAAAATTCTTTCCATGATATTTTCTCCTTTTCTGATTGTTTAATTGTCAAGGTGCGGTGGACAATGATTGCCCAAAAGAGTGTACAGTGTTGAAACTGTAATCGTGCCTATCACGCACTCTCGTTAGTTTAGACTAACATTGATTATTCTATGGTTATACTATTTAAGTAATTATTTAGGTCTGCGTGTACTCTAGCTATATCTGTAAACTGCAACTCACTGTATTTACGTAATAACCAATACAGGGCATTCTCAATTTCTACTAATTGATAATATAATTCTTTATTCATTTTCCGCTACCCCTTTAATACGTGGTGGCAATACTTTTGCAAGGCGGATAAAATCCTCTTCATCCATGCCTAATAAGACTTCATTGCAAGTATTTGATTCGATATGCACCAATTTTAGCGTATCAGTCTGAAAAATACCCTGCAATTTCTTGAGAAGCTCTTCATCAGTGTACTTCCCACCAATGTCGTACGGACGTACCTGCACATCTGCTGTTGTGACGTCAAGCGTCATAACTTCTGCTGTTGTCTGCATTAATGTTCTTGTAACCATTCTCTTTCTTGCCATAATTTTTTTCCTCACTTTCTGTTTTAATTGCACACCCTAATTGGGTGGAATGGTAGGGCAGGGCTCGAACCTGCCCGAAGCACCGACTGCTTACCAATTCAGTCATCGAATACTACCAGATAACTATTTTTTGCTGTTTTGCTTGACTCCAACTGTCATAAACTTGATTTAAGAAAGTACCCTCCCAATTTTGCCCTATTTTGCATAATCTTTTTCCTAATGCTGTACTTGCTTTTACTACTTTCATTTTTATATTCCTCCTTTTTTAATATTCTTCATCATAAAGCTTGCACCATAAGCCATCTAAAGTAACCCATTTACATCTAGCATTTACAGTTATATCGTCTTTTGCACCATATACATCTGTATAAAGGCGTAAACGTTCCCATGCCTCTACTACTTCATTTTTTATAATCTCTTTAATTTTATTTTCTGTCATTTTTGTTTCCTCTCTTTCTTATTTTATGTCCTCCTTGTTTCTATATATATAATACCATTGTACCCACTTTTTGTCAACAGTTTTGCAGATAAATTATGTACATATTTACAAGTAAATATTTGTACATATTGTACACTTGACATATATCTTGTTGTGTGGTATAATGGGGAAATGGTGTACCCTGTTTGGCGTTAAAGGGG